GGGTACTATTATTATTGTTATTGTTTTTGTTATTCGACTTTCTCTTACGCTGTCTACGTTTCTTAGTCTTTTGATTGTTGATAACTATCTCGGTTATTTTGGGCATTTTTAATCGCTATAAATTTGGGCCCCTCCCCGCCCAAACGAAACCTATCTCCTCTAATAGGTTCATGTACTTAGGAAACTCAGGGTGATTTTGCATATGTTCTACAAATTGGCACATAGCCATATCGTATTGATCCTCAGTTTTAAATTCACTATGAAGCAAATTAAAAATAGCCTTAGAGGCTCCTAAAGGATAACTACCGGTCGGCTGATACCATCTGGAACAAAAATTGAAACCGTTAGAGTCCACTTCTCGATATTCTTTGATTCGAATTCCTAAATTAGCGTATTTAGTAATGGCATCTTCCACAAAACCCTCAACAGTGTCGTCGCCAGCGGCATTAACCACTGAAGCTCCAACTCGTATTGCGGTCATAGAACGAATGCGAGAATTACCACTACTCGTCACTTGACGACCCGAAGCCATAATACCTTTAAAAGTAGGGCTAACCAAAGTTCCATCGGAAAATTGAAACACAGGAGAAGAGTGTAGAATTGCTTCAACCTCCATCAAATGCTTATAGATGCCGCTGGAATTCTTGCATAACAAGATCTCCGCTTCATTAGCGTCTTCAAACATATATCCTTTAACTCCAAAATCCCAACCACTAACATCGGAATCGGCCATTCGACAATGAGCCCTTTGCGCTTCAATACTTTCGTATAAAGCTGCATTAGTAGGCTCGTCGAAACCAATACCAGGCTTGCTGGGAATGCTTAACCAATTTCTTATTTCCAGCTTCTGTATAGTATGATGTAACAACATCTCTATCATTTTATCAACTAGCGAAACTGAAGAAATTAGTCTTACACGGCCGGTTTTAACTTTTTCGTGTTTATGAGGTTCATTCTTAACAAATACGCGAATAGGATCTTTCAAACCGAGATCGATTTGTTCTTTCCTAGACATGGTACTAACTCGGGAAGGAGAAAATGAAAGCATCTTCTCAACTCTATCTAGAACAATATCATTAAAGTCTTGTCCCATACGAAGTAATACTTCTCCATTAGTACTAGCGATACGTGAAAGCGGAACACCAGGAGACGCATCTGTTTTAATGTTGAGCTTTAATTTGTCAATTTGCTCACTCCAAATTTTGCGACTATAAAAATCTAAGAATGGAGGATTATCAAACTCTTTGTAAAACTGATTCGTCTTGGCGATATAACCTGATCTTTCACTATCAGAGGGGGTAGCGACCTCAATGAAGCGGTCACATTGATATTTAAAGCTTTCTTTTTCAGCATCACACCCCCGGGGTGGCCAAGTAAGCTCGTCTAAAGCCGGAATCTTCTCTACTGCTTTACGCCAATATTCGGAGATTTTGCAACAGTTTGCGCTATGAAACGTGATGTTGCTTCTACCAATGATGTTGGATTTCTCCGAGAAGTATTCGGGTTCAGACCACGAGATATGTTTTTCTCCCCACTCGTGCAGGGGAGGTTCGAGTTTAAAGGACTCGTCTCCTTATTTCTCTCTCCGTTAGCTTTGTTCTTACGTGGACGTCTTTTCTTCTTATTCTTAAGCACATTAGGCGTTACAACGTTTATAGGTATCGAAACTCCTTTCCAATCTTCACCTTCCTTACGATATTGGTAAGTCATAGTTTTCCTATTGGAATTGGTATCAATGTTAACAGACGGTGTATTCTCAAAGGTTTCTTTAGTTACAGGATTAGTACCAGGCCAATTACGGCCAGCAACATGTAAATCCTGTTTCAACTTAGGAGTTATTTCAAGAGAACGAGTTATTCCCAAAGGAGCCTCAACCGAAGCCGTCATAGGCAAGGGAGGCTGCATAGGCCTATTCTCACAAAAACAATCATGATTTTCACCTGTTCTAATTTGTGTGCGAATACAATCAAGCAACGCAGCGTAGCTTGAATTAGTAGCCTTTAAATAGGATAACATTTTAGTTCTTAACTCTAAAGAGAATATATCCAAAGATCTGATTACATCCTGTTGAGCTTCAAGAAGATCAAAAGCATCTATAGACGGAACTAAACAACGATGACAAGTCGTTTCGGTATCCGAGAGAATTAATTTGCATTTAGGACAAAGACGCGG